CCTCCATCCAAAGATTGACCTAAATCATCTAGGATAACTATAGGCTGACCACGGTATCCATCCCAGTGATCAACATTGCATGTACGTTCGTACGTTAAATCTGACATTGGTAAACCAGGAAATTGGGATTTAAGAGCACTAATGATTCTAGGAATCATAGTACTTTTCCCTTGTCCAGGTTGACCAAAAAGTCCAATCACAAAAGGTTCCATTCGATCTATTTCTTTATGACAAGAATTAACCGAAGTGGAAAGCCTATTATGATAAACTAAGTCACCTTTAACTCCTCCCTTATCGCGAGGAAATGCAAATGTTGCTTTATTGGTAGGATAATAACCTTCATTAGGATTGTAATATCTTTTGACCAACTTTCCAAATTCAAGTCCTCTTTGATATAAATCTTTGAGGGCTTCTTTGGAAACTCCAGGATGTTCACTTGAGAGTTGTTCTCGATGCTTTTTTAAGGCTTCTTGAACAAAACTTTCAGGAACTTCTTCACAAAGGACCTTTGATTGTAAAAGTGAAAAGAAGAAATTAATTCTTTTTTCTTCACTAAACTTTCGAAAGAATCCTCGGAAATGAGTTGGTATAAGATCAATTCGTTTACCTTCCGGTAATTCAGATTGATCCATAGATACACTAACATGAAAACATAATGAGTTCTTTAGACATTTTACTATATCTTTTTCTTCATTAATACCTTCCTTTTTCAAAGAAGTGTAAAGATGAATAAAAATTTCAGATAAATGGTTACTATTCTTCTTCATAAAAGAACCTTTACGGGTCCTTTGAGAGAATGAAAAATTTCCACAATCTTTCATTTTAAGAGTTAAGTAAAATGCCCAAGAAAGACGTAAGCAATGAGCAATTCTTCGATAATCTTTAAAGATCATCGGGTACTGCCCATTAATGGTATCCAGCGGAATCTTATTTTTAACACAAAATTCGAGAAGATTAAAGTTATTAGACTTTTTATCTCTCTTCTTAAGTGTTCTATAAAGATCAACCACTGGTTGTGTTTGTGCAAAAATTTTCTTTTCAATATTTGAGACGTTCAAAAGAACATCCCGACCCTTATAACTATAAACGTTACAAGAGTCCATAAAATTTAAAAGAGATTTTAAGCACCTGTCTAGCTGGTGTTCAGCTCTGTAGAAAGAATTTGGAAAAAATCTATCTTCAAAGCAACACCATGATTCGATACCATCCAGAAATAACTCCTTAACCGGAGTCACGGTTGTTACTTCTTTTTCGGGAGTAACTACCTGTTTTTGG